CGTTTTCCACGCATCTAGCAGATCTCGGACTCACTGCCGCAGTATCGAGTCATTCTCAGTATATGAGCAACTTCAACTCAGGAAGACTGAGTGACTACCGCGTGTTTGAAACAAACACAGGAACTACGGGTGGAAACACTATAATACCATACGGAAAATCGGGAGAGTTCCAATGGAATCTCATTTCACCAAGAGCCGATTCTATTCTTTATACAGATTCAGATCTACAGATGCGGTGGGGATCCACGGCAAACAACAACATAGGAATCGCATACACGATACTCAAGGATGCGTATTTCCGATTGACTAAGCAGCAGTTGGAAGCCGCATATCAATATTTTGAGGACAGTGACATAACTACCTTTGTTCAGTACAGAAGTACCGACAAAGCGATTGGAAGGTAAATATCATGAGCAAGATGGATGAGAATCTTTCGGAGATCCTAAACATAGATCCCGAACCAAGGGCTATTGTTTCCAGACCACCAAATGCCATAGAGGTCAAAGTGGATATGGATGATGCCGACAAGGACTTTCAGAGGGCGCGAGAGAACCTCAAGGAACTCGTCAACCTTGGATTCCAAGCCATAGACGGAGTCCTCAAGGTAGCAAGCGAGGGAGACTCTCCCCGTGCATATGAAGTGGTCGCGCAAATGATCAAGGCAGTCGCAGATACTAACAAGGATCTAATCGAACTCCATCAGCGCATGAAGATAATCAGAGGAGACGATCACATCTCCAAAACTGTCAACAACACGACCAATTCTATCTTCCTTGGATCAACTAAGGAACTACAGGAACTTTTCAATCCGAAGCGTAGTTTTGCCAAGGCAATGAATGAGACGGAAATCATCATTGATGACTCCAAGAAGATTTTAGACAATGGCTGATACAAAGAACTCAAAGAACTATCTTGGCAATCCCAACCTCAAGGCAACAGATGTTCAGATCAACTGGACGAAGGAGCAACTTGAGGAATATGCACATTGCTCTAGAGATCCAATCTACTTCATTCAGAAGTATGTGAAGATCATCAGCCTCGACAAGGGTCTTGTGCCTTTTGAACTTTATGACTTTCAGGAGGAGATGGTCAGGACGATCCATACAAACCGATTCGTCATTGCCAAGTTGCCCCGTCAGAGCGGCAAGTCCACCATAGTCACGGCATACATCCTACATTACATTCTGTTCAATCAGAGCGTGAATGTAGCCATCCTAGCCAACAAACTCAGCACGGCTAGGGAACTATTGTCCCGCCTTAAGTTGGCATACGAGTATCTGCCCAAGTGGTTGCAGCAGGGTGTCCTTGAGTGGAACAAGGGATCGATACAGTTGGAGAATGGTTCAAAGGTTCTGGCTTCGGCTACCTCGTCTAGCGCAGTCCGTGGTGGATCTTTCAACATGATCTTCCTTGACGAGTTTGCATATGTTCCTCAGAATGTGGCAGAAGAGTTCTTCTCCTCAGTCTACCCCACCATCTCATCGGGTCAAGAGACCAAAGTATTCATAGTCTCCACTCCTCACGGAATGAATCTGTACTACAAGTTGTGGACAGATGCTGCCAATGGCAGAAACTCATATATTCCAATCGATGTCCACTGGACGGATGTACCTGGACGAGATGAGAAGTGGAAGGATGAGACGATTGCGAATACCTCGGAGGAGCAGTTTAGGACAGAATTTGAATGTGATTTCGTCGGCTCCGTCCATACCCTGATCTCTCCCTCCAAGTTGAAGACCCTTGCATATGTCGATCCCGTCTTCAAGAATGGAGAGGGATTCAAGGTCTATGCCAAGCCAGAGGAGAAGCATGGCTATGTCATGACGGTCGATGTCTCGCGAGGAACAGGCAATGATTATTCCGCTTTCAGCATCATAGACATCACTACGACACCATACAAACTAGTCGCTACTTTCAGAAACAATACCATGTCTCCGTTGGTGTTCCCCAATGCCATCCATGTTGCTGCCAAGCAGTACAACAATGCCCATGTCCTTGTCGAGATCAATGACATGGGTGGACAGGTCGCAGATGTTCTCCATGCAGAACTCGAATATGAGAACATTCTGTCTGCCACCATGCGCGGCAGGAAGGGTCAGGTGCTTGACGGAGGTTTCGGATCGGGGCAGAGCCAGTTCGGTGTCCGAACGACTGAGGTGGTCAAGAGAACGGGTTGCTCCATCCTCAAGTCGCTAGTAGAGTCGGAAAAGATGATCATACAAGATTTTGATATGATCAAAGAACTGTTTTCTTTCGTTGCCAAGAAGAACTCGTTCGAAGCGGAAATCGGATATAACGATGACTTGGTCATGACCCTTGTCCTTTTTGGGTGGTTGTCTACGCAACCCTACTTCAAGGATCTTTCTTCTCTAGACATCCGAAAGGATATCTATCAGGACACTATCAGTAAACTTGAGGAAGAGATGACTCCCTTTGGATTTATGGATGATGGAATAGAGGAACCAGTTCCCGAAAAGCCGTTAGAGGATGGATCTGCCTGGTGGGCAGACCGTCAATCGGAACAAAATGGATGGTACTGACCAAATCCTTAAAATCATACATATCAAGTAGATTCATCGGGAGAAACAAATGAGCAGAATACCAGTACAACTTAGCCCCGGTGTGAATTATTCGGAAATTGACATCTCCACGGTTGTTCCAAATGTTGCTACCGCAACCGGAGCCATCGCGGGTGTCTTTCAATGGGGACCAGCAGAGAAAATCACGACAATCACCAGCGAAGATCAACTCGTAGGAATCTTCGGAAAGCCACTTTCAACAGAAGATGGCATCGATTTCCATTGTGCGGCTAACTTCCTTCAGTACAGCCGCGACCTTCGGGTCGTTAGAGTTGTTGGATCGAATGAGAAAAATGCCAACTCAAATGGAAATACACAAGAGCAGTACCTCAATGATGATATTCTAGGTGCTGCTGATCTATCTTCGGCATTTTATGCGAAGTACCCAGGAATTTTGGGCAACTCACTCAAAGTCGTGGTAATCGACGGAGATGGAGAAACCAATATCATCACTGGCAGTACAGCCAATATTGCAACGAATATAATCGGCTTCACAACCAATCTGACGACACAGGGAGTTGAAGAAAACGACAAGTTGATCTTTCAGACATCGAACTTCTCACAGTCGTTCTTTATTGATTCGGTCACGGGATTCACTGCAACGGTCAAGAACTATGTTGCCAGCGTCATTCCCAAGGGAGCATCAGTCAAGTTCCGCAGCAAGTATGCGGATCTATTCCAACTGACGGCTGAGACGAGTACTCAGGCATCCGCACGGGGTGGAGCAAACGATGAGTTGAATGTTGTTGTTGTTGACGAAGATGGAAAGTTTACGGGAACCAACGGGGCTATTCTTGAGGTGTTCCAGAATGTATCCAAGGCATATGATGCCCGTGACAATGATGGCGCACCAAACTATGTCAGCAGCAACATAAACAATAACTCCAACTATATCTGGGTCGGAGACATTGAGCAGTTGTGGGGATCTGCCGTCCAACAGGATATCACCAACAGTTTCAATGACATCAGCACCGGTTTCACTGCTGCCAAGGTGTCAAAGTATTCTTTGAGTGGTGCGACCTCGGCAACAGATGGCACTTCCAAACTCTATATCGGCGGTTATAGCAAGTTCATTGACCGAGACAATGTCGATATTTCCCTGCTCATATCGGGTAGGGCAAGTTCGGAAAATGTCAAGTTGATTGCCGATATTGCGGAGAGTCGCAAGGATTGTGTGTTGTTTGTTTCTCCTCGACTTGAGGATGTTCAAAATAAGTCCCAAGCGGCTGCAACAAACAATATCTTGACAACAAGAAACACCACATACAACATCAATTCATCGTATGTGGTCATGGATAGTGGATGGAAGTACATCTATGATAAGTACAACGATAAGTTCCGCTACATTCCATTGAATCCCGATATCGCAGGTCTCTGTGCAAGAAGTGAATTTAACACGCAAGCATGGTTTTCACCCGCAGGTCTGAATCGAGGAATCATCAAGAATGTCATCAAGTTGGCATTCAATCCTGATCAAGCAGCAAGAGATCTTCTCTATGTTGCAGGAGTGAATCCAGTAGCAACCTTCAGCGGAGAAGGAACTCTTCTCTATGGCGACAAGACCATGTTGAAGAAGCCAAGTGCATTCGACCGCATCAATGTTCGTAGGTTGTTTATCACACTTGAAAAGGCTATCTCTTCTGCTGCTAAATATTCGTTGTTCGAACTGAACGATGAGTTTACTCGCGCTCAGTTTAGAAATCTGGTCATTCCATATCTCCGTAATGTACAGGCTCAACGAGGAGTCACCGAATTCAAAGTTGTGTGTGACACAACGAACAATACGGGTCAGGTCATCGACAACAATCAATTTGTGGCAGATATCTTCATCAAGCCCAATCGCAGTGTAAACTTCATTCAGTTGAACTTCATTGCAACAAGAACCGATAGCGCATTCACTGAAATCGTCTAAGGAGAGAAAATGGCTAGTCCAATCCCAACACAACTAAGTCCGGGTGTGAAGGTTTCAGAGATCGATCTATCAACATTCGTTCAGCCAGAGGCATTCAATACTGCTGGAATGGCAGGCGTATTCAATTGGGGACCAGGTCTTGTTGCGACTTCCATTAGCAGCGAGAGTGAACTTGCGGCTATATTCGGCAAGCCAACTCTTGATCAATCAGATCAGACAAACAATATAGATTTTCTAGCAGCCTCGAATTTCCTTCGCTATTCTTCCAACCTAAAGGTCGTAAGAATCATGCAGAGTGGAGACTATAATTCAATTTCACAGGATGCTGGTGTAACTGGAATAAACAATGCCGATTATAAGACTATCAAAAGTCTGGATGAATTCCGCGCATTCGGTGGATTCTCTGGTTCGGCTGGAATAGAAACCAAGTCATTTTTCAAGGCAAGATGTCCAGGAAACTTTGGCGACTCACTTGCAGTTATTGTATTTGATGGTGTTACTGGACAGGAAGTCGAAGTCACAACAGCAGACGGATCAAATTATTCAGACTACACCCTGAGTGGAGGTTATGCAAATACTGCAACTCTATCGGGAATCTGTGGTGGTACTGCATCAATTCAAGTGGGAGCAGCATGGGTACAAAAAATTGAAGTTCTTGATGACCTTGATCAGCCGTTTGTTCCTCCACAGTTTGTATATCGCGAACGCGCCATCAGTGAGGCTAATTCTGGTTTTACGGCACAGCAGGTGAACTGGAAGATGGTTACATTTGATATACCATCAAGATTTGACTCGGTTACTGCCTTTAAGAATGACTTTATACAGAATGGCAAATTCCTCTATGCTTCGGGGACTACAACCGAAAATCGGTCTCTCACCGAAAATGGCAGCAATCCTAATGGGAACAACGGAAATGTCATCCCACTCAGGCTGTTTCCAGCAGCGAGTCGCGGCAGGGAAGTAAATCCATTTAATGAATATGGAATCAGTAATCCCGAATATATACAGGATTTCATACGAGTAAATCCAACTGATCCAAGAAAAGTAGATTTCTTCTTTCCCGAATGGGATGGCACAAATTTCTTTACGAACTTCCGACCAGGACAAACCGGAGCATTTGGTGCGCTCGGAACAAAACTAATCTTTACTCTAGTACCCCAAACCGTAACTGGTATTCCTACACACTTTAATAATAGTATTCTGAATGTTCAGACAAATCGATCAGACCTGAACAATGACTTTAATTTTGTTACTGAGTTAGAACGCGAGGATCTCGCCGGAAGTCTATCATCAAATCGCATGTGGAAATATATTTACAATTGGTCTGGTGTTAACTCAATTATGACGGGCGGGGCAGGAAATGGTCTTGGTTGGTGCAATCTAATCGGAATCACCGGAACGCAAATTTTGAGAAGCCTCGATGCCGACGATACATTGACCACCACCTCAATCAATTTTGATTCTACTGGTGGTATGACAGGAATCCGAAGAAACTTCGCAAATGGAATTGTTCAATTGGGAGACGGTAGTGGAACTGCTTACACAACCACAGTGATTGAGGAATCCTACACCTCGACTCGTATTTTCGACAAGATGCCAAACACATCAGAATATGCTGCCAGTGTTGGAGGTAGCAATGATGAGGTCAGCATAGCAGTGATCGATTATGGTGGAAAGTTTGGACCTAAGGGAGCAATCCTTGAGAAGTTTGAACTTCTCTCCAAGGCAGTAGATGCAAAGAACCTCAATGGAGAGAACATCTTCTATAAGGACTACATCAACAACAACTCTCAATATGTCTATTTGACTAAGTCATTTGGCTATACGGGTGGTGGTTCGCTTGATTCACCTGCCACCACTTCATTCGGTGACATTTACAGCCAATACAACCTGGGCGGAATAACCTACAATCGCACAGGATACTATGATACTTTACTTGCATACGGCGAATCAGGAACTACACTAACCGTTGGTGAGCAAATACTTGCATATTCGATTTTCTCTGATGATGCAAGTGCAGTTGATATTGTGTTCGTTCCAGAATCGTCAGTTTCAAGCGACACATCCAGTGACTTTACGGATATTGAGTCTGCGATCTACGATGCTGTAATAGAGCCGAGGAAGGATACTTTGTTGATTATCCCAACTCCGATACCATCTTCATCCACTCAACACACTGCACAGGCAGCAAGCAATGCAATAAACTTCCGCAAGAATCTGTTGACGGTTCCTGCAAATTCCTACACAATGCTTGTTGCAGGTCGTAAAGTCTTCTTCGATACTTTTAACAATCAGACTCGTAAGATGTCTCTTGCTTCCGATATTGCAGGCATACTCTCTGCTCAGGAGATTCCTTGGGAATCCCCCGCAGGATTTGCCCGAGGCAATCTGAGGAATGTGATCAAGTTGGAGACCGTATTCAGCAAGACTGACCGCGACGAACTCTACAAGAATCAGATTAACTTCTTCACGCAGTTCAATGATGGATCTGGTACTATTCTCTTTGGAGACAAAACTCTTCTCGTCAAGCCAAGCGCATTCGACCGCATCAATGTTCGTCGAGTGTTCATCGCAGCAGAGAAGGCAATTGCAAAAGCAGCGAAGTACTCGCTCTTTGAGTTCAATGACGAGTTCACTCGTTCGCAGTTCAGAAATCTTGTAAATCCATTCCTTGCCAATCTTATTTCACAGCGTGGCATTGCAGATTTCAAGGTTGTGTGTGACACAACCAACAACACAGGTCAGGTCATCGACAATAATCAGTTCGTAGCGGATATCTACATCAAGCCGCTGAAGTCCATCAACTTCATCCAGTTGAACTTCATTGCAACAAGAAGTGATTTCAATCTAACAACCATCGAATAAATAAG